CAGAAGCTGCAGAAGAAATCAATGCAATTACATTTAAGATGTTTGGACATGATACCAAATATGTTTTTGGTACTCAAGCATGGGAACATAATGACCCAACAATCAAATACTTTCATTGTCAAAACGAAAAACAACTTCTCAAAACATTCCTAGAAGAATACAAAAAGATATACCCAGACATTATTACTGGTTGGAATGTTGACCAGTTCGATATCACTTATCTTTACAATAGAATTAGTAAACTATTCAGTAATACTATTGCAGACCAACTATCGCCTTGGAACATTACAACAGTTCGTGAGTGGGATACATTTGGTAAGAAACAACAAGCATATACACTAACTGGTGTTGAGGTTGTAGATTACTTGCAACTTTATCAGAAGTTTACATTTAAAAGAAGAGATAGTTACAAACTAGAAAACATATCACAAATAGAACTTGGTAAAGGTAAAATCAACTATGAAGAGTTTGGTGCAATGCATCTATTCTACAAGAAAGATTATCAAAAGTTCTTAGAGTATAATGTTCGTGATGTGACTTTGGTAGAAGAACTAGAAGATAAACTAGGATTGATGGGTCTAATGATTCAGATGGCATATACTGCAAAGTGTAACTATCTTGATGCATTCAGACAAGTAAGATATTGGGATATTCTAATATTCAATCGACTCAAACAACAGAACATTATTGTTCCACCAGCACGAGGTGGTGCTCCCAAGAAACAACAATTCATGGGTGCATATGTAAAAGACCCACAAGTTGGAATGCATGAATGGGTTATGTCGTTTGACTTAAACTCTCTGTATCCACATTTAATTATGCAATACAATATTAGTCCAGAGACATTTTCTGGAATGACAAGTGATACAACTAATGTTGATATGATGTTAAGGAAGGAAGTTAGAACAAACAATCTATTTGCACAAACACCAAATGGTGCAAAGTTCAGTAAAAGAAAACAAGGATTCCTTCCAGAGATTTTAGAGAACTTGTATGATGAAAGAGTCTTATGGAAGAATAAGATGATTGAGTATCAGAAAGAGTTTGAGACTACAGATGACCCTAGAAGAAAACAAGAACTAAATCGAGAGATTGCAATTGCATATAACAATCAAATGGTTCGTAAGATTTCTTTGAACAGTGCTTATGGTGCAATTGGTAATGAGTGGTTCAGATATTTTGAGATTGGTCTTGCAGAGGCTGTTACATCTAGTGGTCAACTTGCAATTAAATGGGTCGAACATGCAGTTAACAAGTACTTAAATACCATCTTAGAGACAGAAGATGACTATGTTGTTGCAATCGATACTGATTCAATCTATGTAAGATTTGATGAACTTGTCAAAAAGGTTAATCCAAAAAATCCTATCGAGTTCTTAGACCAAGTTGGTAATGGTAAAATGCAAGAAGTCATAAACAAATGTTATGAAGAACTGGCAGAGTACTCTAGTGCATACCAAAACAAAATGGTTATGGGTCGTGAGGTAATTGCAGACAAAGGTATCTGGACTGCCAAGAAAAGATACATTCTCAATGTATATGATAACGAAGGTGTAAGACTTGCAAAACCCAAACTTAAGATGATGGGTATTGAAACTGCAAAGTCATCTACACCAGCATGGGTTCGTAGTAAGTTGGAAGATGCAATCAAAGTTGTCATGAAGGGTGATGAAAAACTTGTCCATGAGTTTGTTGATAATGCAAGAAAAGAATTTAAAGAACTAGACCCATATGATATTGCATTCCCAAGAAGAGTTAACAATCTGATTGAATATGCAAATGCAGTTTCAGTTTATAGAAAAGGAACACCAATGCATGTAAGAGCATCTTTGATGTTTAATCATTTAGTAAATCAAAAAGGATTAGACATGCAATTCGAACCAATATCAAGTGGTGAGAATATCAGATTTTTATACCTAAAAATACCCAATCCACACAAAGAGAATGTCATAGGTTTTATAAATACTTTACCTAGAGAGTTTAATCTCCATTCCTACATAGATTATGATTTACAATTTGATAAGTCATTCATTGAACCTCTCAAATTAATACTTGAAAAAATAGGTTGGTCGACTGAACCACAGTCGAGTCTAGAAGATTTTTTTAATTAATTAATAGGGGATTTTGTCTCCTAAAGGAGAGAAAATGAACCCACATATTTACAGGGCAGATATTACACGAGTGGTTGATGGCGATACATGTGATGTAACTTTACATTTAGGATTTGATATTTTATATAAAGGTAGAGTGCGTTTAACAGGAATTGATACACCAGAATCTAGAACCAGAGATTTAGAAGAAAAGAAATTTGGTCTTGCATCAAAACAATACTTCAAAGATTGGGCTGCAAAATATGATTCAGTATTAGTAGAATCTACTGAGAAAGGAAAGTTTGGTAGAATACTTGGAAGAATTTATAACCCAGATATGTCTGAATGTTACAACGATAAGAGTATAGAAGACCATCATGCAGTAGTTTATAATGGTGAGAATAAAGACTTAGTTGAGCAACAACATCTTGAAAATAGAAAATGGTTGACAGAACAGGGATTGGTAGTATAATAGTATAACAGTCGAGGAATATATTATGGATTTATTGAAAGACCTTGCAAAAGCAAGTGGTAATGAGTTAGCAGGAATCGTATCTGATGGAATCGTGGCAGGTGATGTCGATGGTTACATTGATACTGGTTCTTATATTTTAAATGCACTAGTGAGTGGTGATATCTATCGTGGTATCCCATCTAATAAGATAACTGCACTGGCAGGTGAGAGTGCAACAGGTAAAACATTTTTTGCACTAGGAATGGTTCAAAAGTTTTTAAATGATAACCCAGAGGGTAATGTTGTTTATTTTGAATCTGAATCTGCACTAACTCAAGAAATGCTGGAAGAAAGAGGAATCGATACAAGTCGTATTCTTTTAGTTCCAGTAACAACTATTGAAGAGTTTAGAACTCAAGCAGTTAATATCATAGATGGATTTGATAAACAAAAGAAAGGTGATGAGAAACTTTTCTTTGTTCTAGATTCACTTGGTATGTTATCTACAATCAAAGAAACAGAAGATATTGGTTCTGGTAAAAATGTCAGAGACATGACCAAAGCACAAGTCATCAAAGGTACATTCAGAGTGTTAACCTTGAAACTTGGTAAGGTTGGAATTCCAATGATAGTATGCAACCATACTTACGATGTAATAGGTTCTATGTTTCCACAAAAAGAAATGGGTGGTGGAAGTGGTCTGAAATATGCAGCTTCATCTATTATCTATCTTTCCAAGAAGAAAGAAAAAGATGGAACAGAAGTTATTGGTAACATCATTCATTGTAAGAATCATAAGTCAAGACTTACAGTAGAAAACAAAATGGTCGATGTTCGACTAACTTACGATAAAGGTCTTGATAGGTATTATGGTTTACTTGACCTAGCATTGAAGTATGGCATATTTAAACAGGTGTCTACAAGGATTGAACTTCCAGATGGTAAAACACAATTTGGTAAAACCATCAACAACAATCCAGAGACTTATTTTACAACAGATATTTTAGACCAACTAAATGAATGTTGTAAGAAAGAATTTAAATATGGAAATACTGATGTCATCGAAGAAGAAAGTGAGATAGATGCAGAATAGAATTGAAGAAATTATACTAAAGAATCTATTTGTTTCAGACACATTTACTAGAAAAGTAATCCCTTATCTTGAAGAGGAATACTTTTCAGATAGGTCTGAACTGTTAGTTTATAAACAAATCACTGAATACTTTATGAAGTATAATGAGTGTCCTACTCATGAAGCACTTAGTATTCAACTTAATGATTTGACTGGAGTTAATGATGAAGATGTAAAGAATGCTATGACTGTTATCAATGAGTGCAAACAAAGTACTGATGAAACACCACATGATTTTCTTGTAGATGAAACTGAGAAGTGGTGTAAAGATAGAGCAATCTATAATGCAGTTATGGAAAGTATTCAAATCATTGATAAGTCATCATCCAGAGAAAAGGGTGAGATTCCAGATATTCTAAAAGATGCATTGTCAGTTTCTTTTGACCAACACATTGGTCATGACTTCATTGAAGATTCAGATGATAGGTTTATATCTTACAATACTGTAGAAGATAAACTACCATTTGACCTTGAAATGATGAACAAGATTACGAAGGGTGGTTTACCAAATAAAACCTTGAATGTCGTTATGGCAGGAACAGGTGTTGGTAAATCACTATTCATGTGTCATTGTGCAGCCAATAATCTCATGATGGGTAAGAATGTACTTTACATATCTATGGAAATGAGTGAAGAAAAGATTGCAGAAAGAATCGATGCAAATCTAATGAATCTACCTATCCAAGAACTTTCTAATCTACCAAAAGATATGTACGATAAGAAAGTTAAATCTATTCGTGATAAGACAACAGGTAAACTAATTGTTAAAGAATATCCAACTGCATCTGCACATACAGGACACTTTAGACATCTACTCCAAGAACTCAATCTTAAAAAAGATTTCCTTCCAGACATAATTTATATCGATTATCTAAACATTTGTGCATCTGCAAGAATGAGAGCTGGTGCAAATGTAAACTCTTATACAATGGTTAAGAGTATTGCAGAAGAATTAAGAGGACTTGCAGTTGAATTTAAACTACCAATTGTTACTGCAACACAAACTAACAGACAAGGATTCACATCAACAGATGTAGGACTTGAAGATACATCTGAATCGTTTGGTTTACCAGCAACAGCAGACTTAATGATTGCATTAATATCTACAGAAGAACTAGAAGAGTTAGACCAAATCATGGTTAAACAGTTAAAGAATAGATACAATGACCCAACATACTACAGAAGATTCATCATAGGTGTAGATAGAAGTCGTATGAAGTTGTATGATTGTGAACAATCTGCAACAGAAGAATTACATGACTCAGGCCCTGCATTTGATAATAGTGATTCTGGTCGAAGAATTTCAGAAGAAAAAACAGATGGATGGAACATATAAATTTTATGAAATAGGAGACCAAAGTGTAAATACAAAGGTCTTTACTATTGATGCACCAGAAGATATATCAAGTATCAACCCTAATCTTGTAGAATACATCCATGAAAAGAATGGAAAAGGTGAAGGTGTACATGATACAATCAATGCTGGTGTTTCACTTTTTACAGGTTGGAAATCATTCGATAGTCCATATATTCAACAACTTTTAGATTGGATTGGACATGTAATTATAGGATACAATGCAAACATTACAGACTATCAACCAGTATTTACTCAAGTATGGGGAATGGGATATCAAGTTAATGATGTCACACCAGCACATAATCATGACCCAGCTGGGATAAGTTGGACTTATTATCCATACATCGAAGACCCAAAAATTGCACAACCATTAGAAATATGTACTGTTCCAAATGGTAGTATAGAACTAGATTTATCTAATTGTGCAGAACATGTACAAGATAAAACCAAACAATGGGGAGAAACTCTTCTTTCCATTCCACCACATACAGGACAACTGGTAATCTTTCCAGCATACTGTTATCATCAAGTAAAACCAGTCACAATAGAAACTCAAAGATATTGTATTGCTGGTAATGTCCATCACGATTTCGAGAACGCAACATCATATAATACTTGACCCATAGGTACACTTTTTAGTATAATGTTAATACTAGGAGAGTAATATGATAAATGGTATAAAAATTCAACAAAGGGGTGGTGACTTTCGTGTTATTGATGTCCCTTTAAATTCCAAAGAAATGCAACTTGCAATGGATAAATCAAATATGCAAGATGCAAGTTGGTCACTTATGTGTGACTCAGTAAATTCTCGTATTGGTATTACTATTATAGGTAATTTCAATCTTGTGAGCATCGTTGTAAATGGTGATGTTAGACCTTTACACTAGGGTACATATTTTGATATAATGTATACATGAGTTGGGAATTATTAAAGTTAAAACGAAAAATAAAAGAGAATTTTGAATGGGTATTAGTGGGTGCTAATATCTGTGTTTTAGTTCTAGGAGTGAGTGGATTATAATGGATAGTTATTTCGATTTTTTAGATACACTAAAAGAGTCTGGTCAAATTAATATGTTTGGTGCAGCTAGTGTTTTAGTAGATGTTTTTGATATCAACAAGTTTGAAGCAAGAGATATTGTTGCAGCTTGGATGAAATCATATGAAGGGAGTAAATAATGGAAGCAAAATATTTAAATAAACCTCTAGGTAATGAAAACTTAGAGAATGCAGTGATAACACTTTGCAAAGATATCGATGCAGAGTATAAAAAACAATGGAAACATTACAACGAAAAAGACAGTTATCATACTGCTGAAGTTGGTCGTTCTTACATCAAGATTGTAAGTGTTGAAGACCCAGATTCAAACAGTTATCCAAAAAGGTCTGTTTGGGGATTCATTAATCTTAAGAACAAAAAGTTTAAAGAAGGTGATGTTTTAAAAGCAGCTGGATGGGCAACTCCAGCACTTAACTCACCAAGAGGAAATATTTTAGAACACAAATATGTCATTCAAGGAATGAGAATTTATGGGCCAGACTATCTCAGATAGTTTGACTCATAGGTACATATTTTAGTATAATAGGAACATAGGAATTCATTTATAAAAAGAGAGAAAAAAATATGTTAAGTAAATATGGTAAAGAAAACGAGTCAAACATTTCGGTTTTAATCACAACTCAATATCGTGAGAACTATGCAGCTCACAATGAGGATTATGAACATGGTGTTGATGAACCATATTGGAAGTTCAAGGGTGGTTCTCAATATATCATAGAAAATGTAAATCTCTATGATACAGAGGGCCCTACTTTTGATGAAATCATTAAAATGGTAGAACCTATTACTACATATTCTAATGGAGCTTCAGAGGAGTATGTTATTGATACAGAACTTTTTGATGATACTGAATCATTGAAACTCAATTTAACAGAGTGGGAGTCCCCAACTTACATTGAGATTACTGATACTGGTTTTACTATTAGTAAGTTTGTGAACAATGAAGGTGAGTATGGATATATGAACCACAACATAAAGTCACTTCAAAAAGTGTGGTATCATGACAAGACTGGTAAGGTGACTAAGTATTTACCAACATATACTATGAATGATGGTTCATTACATAGTTCTGATGAATCAGTAAGAAAGTGGTTGGAGGCTGCATAATATCGTATGGAAAATAAAGGAACATTAAAAAATATTTTTGTTGACATGGATGGAGTCCTTGTCGACTTTGAAAAAGGTATCAGTGAAATGATAGGTCACCCTCTTGGGAATGACAACTATGGTCATAGTGAATATGATGCAAGAAAGAAAGAATTGACAGACAAGAGGTGTTTCAGAAAGTTACCACCTACAGTTGATTATCATGAGTTGATTGGATATATCAAACATACTGGTGTGAACTGGGAGATACTAACAGCTGCAGGTGCAGTTAACAGACAACTTGTAGTTTGGGATAAAAACGAATGGATTAAGGAGTATGTTGACCCTTTTGTGGTAGTAACATGCACCCATAGTGGTAGTCAGAAGAAGATTTTCTCTAAGAAAGGTAATGTTTTGATAGATGACAGACAGTCAAATATTGATGCATGGGAGTCAGAAGGTGGTATTGGTATTCTTCATAAGAATGCAAGAGATACCATAAAAGAACTCAAGATGTTGAGAAATGGAATGAAAATTGTAGAATCAGAGGTTGAAAATGCATAAATACTATAATAAGGATTATTATCCTAAAATTGGTGAAGATGCTTTACCATGGCTGATATATCGGAAAAGAGTTAAAAGAAATAGATATATTTTGAAATTTGGAATTATAACATGTCTAATGATAATGGGAATAAGTCTGGTACTTTAACAGGCAATGCAACAGTTGATATTCTTCAAAGGAAAGTTACTTTGAAGAAGGAACTCATTCATCTTAGAAAACTCAAGATACAAGAAGACAGACAGATTCAATTACAGAATCAAATCGATGAGTATGATACTGTACTCAAACAACATAGATTAAAGAAATGAACCCAGTGAAATCGTAGGGAAATAATCAGAGTCGATTGGCGTCCTTCCGCTCGGATAAAGTTAGGAAAACATTCACATATAACTAACAGAGTAAATTGCCACTAAGGGAACAATGCATTGTTCCCTTTTTTATTTACCTAAATAGTATTATGAAACGATTTAACGAGACACTAAACGAAAATAAATTTACTGATGCTGTTGGACATGACATGCCAATGTCACCTAAAAGAAAGAGACAATTAGAATCAGATAAAGGCCCTTTCAAAGACTTTCCAGTACAATTATGGTTAGATTATACTCCATATAGAAACTCATCTGAGGAAACTAAGAGAGAGTTAAGACAACTACAATCATATCAAACTTACAGAAAAGATGCAAAAGACTTTATGGAATTGGTTGATACTAAAATCATGAAACCTTTTAGAAGGTATTTTAAGAAACATGATTTAGATATGAAAGTTATCGATGAAGTAAGTAAGTTAAAAGATAACTTAAATCCTATTGTCCTACAACTTAAAGTACATTACAATAGACCAAGACCAGCAAAACTTGCAAGAGCTCTTACATTTCATAAAGAACTAAACTTTACAGTTCATCCACTAAAGACAGCAGAAACACCAGCATATCCATCTGGACATGCAACAGAAGGTAGATTTGTAAGTTTGTATCTTGCAGATAGAGTTCCTTTTGAACACAAAGGAAACATTAAAAAGATAGGTGATGATATAGGTCATTCAAGACAAATAGGTGGTGTTCATTATCCAACAGATACAGAGTTCGGACACCAACTTGCTGGTGCATTGTATAATTATTACAATAACGAAACAGGGTTAGTGAAAGAAAGAGTAAACTTCCAAGACATCGAAATACTACAAGAAGGTGGTATGAAACCAAGTGGTGAAGACTTATTTAAAAGAAATAATAAGGATGAATTTATAGAAAAGGGAAGTAAAGGTAAATTGGTTGATGTCGATGGAAACACCTTAAAGATAAAAAACAACGATGCATTCCTTAGACTTAAGAAAATAATTAGTGGTGTAGATGATAACAGTGAACTAGACCCATCTTGGAAAGCATTACACAAAGATGCATTAGGTGTCATTCATTCCAAAGTAGATAAGATTGCAAATGGATTCTCCACAACCACTGGTGCAAATCCTAAAGGTGAAGACTGGGAGTCTATCATTGCAGTTGGAGTAAACAAAATACAAGGTAAAAAATGGAATCAAGGTGATGAGTGGAACAGAGCAGAAAAGTTCTGGGGTGATTGGGAAAAACAAGGAATGAAACTTGGTCAAGAGTTTATTAAGAAAATTAAAGTATCAAAACTAGAACAACTTGGTGCATCGACACTTCCTATATCTAAAGAGTGGAAAGGAACAAATAAGACACCAAAAACAGACTTGATAGATGGTAAGAAAAAGATATCACTAAAGAAAGCAGGTGGTTCACAACTACTATCTGCTGGTAAATTCGAAGCAATATCTACAGTAGAAGCTGCAATGAGAATGTATTCTATCGACCCAAAAGGTAAAAGAAAAGTAGAAACATTACTTGATAATTTAGAAACTAAAATGATTAAACTATCTACAAAAGATACTGTAGGTAATTTAGAAAAGTTAGGAAAGAAAACAAATTTATCACCAGCAGACCAAAAGAAAGTTGCAGAATTAGACCAAGGCCAACTATATGCAAAAGAACTAACAACTGAAATGGAAAACTTATTTAACTCAGAAGCTTTGATGAAAGAATTCTTTTGTTGGGAAGCTGCAACTGGTGAAAATAAATTTGGTAAAGATTCTCAAGGTGTTGCAAACCAAGTAATTACATTTAAAGAAACAGGAACAATTACAAATATCTTACCATTAAAATCACCTAGTCAAGCAGGTAAAGTACTTGCAAAAGGTAATACCTTTTATATATCATTTAAGAGTTCATCTGGTTCACCACCCTATCTTGCATTAAGAAGTAAAAAGATAAAATTAACTGCATCGTATCAACCTACTTTTTCAGACATTATAAAAGAAGAATGTGCAAAAGAAAGAGTAGGAATGCAAGTTTTACATGAAGGTAAAGTAGAACAGTTAGATGAATTTCAAATGTTTAATAAACTTGTAAGTAAAGCAAAAGGTGTTGCAACTTCAATTAAGAATCAAGCAAAAAGAATCTTAGATGCAATTTTAAAAAGATTGAAAGATGCGTTTAACTGGATTAAAAAACAAGGTAGAAAATTAGTCGATGCAGTTTTAAACTTTTTCGGATTGGACATGTCAATTTCAAAATTAAAGGGTGGGGGTAATTACCCAATAGTATCATAATGGCAAAAGCAAATTTACATTTAGAACATATCGAAGATGAAATCTTCAACTCTGGAGTTGATGGTGCAAGACAATCTATTCTTTTCCTACTATCTCTTACTAAGATGTTATCATCTGGTAGTAAAGGTGTAAAGAATGTAACTGTAAAGTGGGATGGAGCACCAGCAGTATTTGTCGGTGAACATCCAGAGACAGGTGAATTCATAGTTGCAAAGAAAGGATTGTTTGCAAAGAAACAAGAATATTATACATCACATGCAGACATAGATGAGAAATTATCTGGAGACCTTGCAAAGAAGTTTAAAGTATGTTTAGATAACTTCAAAGACTTAGGTATCAAGGGAATCTTACAGGGTGACTTGATGTTTACCAAAGGAGACTTGAAAACTGAAACAATCAACAAAGAAAAATACATTACCTTTGGGCCCAATACAATCACTTATGCAGTCCCTTCTACATCTAAACTTGCATCTATTATGAGGAAAGCAAATGTAGGGGTTGTTTGGCATACCACATATTCTGGTTCAACATTATCAGATATGAGTGCCTCTTTTGGTGCAGATATTTCTGGTCTTAAAAAGACATCTAAAGTATGGATGGATGATGCAGAATACAATGATATATCTGGAACTGCAACATTTGACCTCAAAGACACAACAGAAATGAGAAGACTTATGTCAAGAGCTGGAAAAACTTTCCAGTCAATCAGTTCACCCAAACTTACAAAGTTCCTTGAAATGCAAGAGAGTATGCCACAAGGTGCAACTTATAAAACATATCATAACAGTAAAGTTCGAGCAGGTGATAATCTTCTCAGATTAAATTATAAAAGTCATGCAAATGGATACTTTCAATTTGCAAAAGAAAAACTACAAAAAGAAGTAGACAAACTCAAATCAGTAAAAGGTAAAGAGGCAAAAACAAAAAACAAAAATATGTTTTTAACTGAAATAAGAAAGTCTTTACCAGACCTTATTAAGTTGGTAGAGTTTCAATCACTTATAAATTATGGTAAAACTAAGATACTATATAAATTAAACCAAGCAAATCAATTAACCAGTATGTTTGTTAAAAAAGGTAATGGTTATGATGTGGTTGCACCAGAAGGGTTTGTTGCAATTGATGACAACTTAGGTGGTGCAGTAAAGTTAGTAGACAGAATGGAATTCTCACTAAATAACTTTACAGTCCAGAAAGACTGGGACAAATAGATTATGGAGATATATTATGGCAGATGCATTAAAGAAGTTTGCAAATCAAAACCCTACACCAGATACAGTAAATCTGGACAACTTAGGTGAAATACATCCTCATTTCGATGGGGAATCATGTTGGGAAAGAAGTCATCCAACATTCATATCAAGAAAAAGAAAAGTAATTTTAACATGCCCTCGTAAGGTAGGACATTCCTCACTTAGATTTTATCTTCATGCACAAAATGAGATGTATGATGATGATTGGATTTGGATTGAGGATGAACATAGAAATCCTAAATCTTGGTTAACTCCAGAAGAATACTATGAAGTTGTTTCACAAGTGTATAGTGAAGGTACTCGTGCAATTGTGTGTAAACAAAAATTACCTCATCATAATGAAACGAATCCTCATATTAAATCAGCAAATTTAATGATGATGAAATCACCAGAATGTAAAGAACATTTTGGTGACTATAATAAGTGGGATTATGCAAATAGTGTTGCACCAGAATGGTGTAGTAGAAAAGAATTTGATATGTGTCCACCATTTCAAACATTACCATTCTTTGAAGACTGGACATCGTATCTAATAGTAAGAGACCCAATGGATAGATTCATATCTGGTCTTATTACTGAAATGGATAATGGAATG